CAAGTTTCCACGATCCGCCAAACTTGTTATTGGTTTTCCATAGACCCGTAAATTCTAGCAGGTGGACCGCTTCACTACCGCCTGTAAATACACCTAGATCTACACCTTCTGTCTCTGAGTAAATCGGGATCATTTCACGCTCCTTGTTAAAAACCCTGAAACTTGGCTTATCGTCGTAAACCGGCAACTTTACCTTGAGGATTGGGCGATATCCTGGCTTCTTGCTATACTTTACCATAGGCGTATAGTTCTCCTCGATAACTTCGCGCGACTTTTTCTTTCCAAAAATGCTTGCGCTGTTTTCGGTTGCATACTTAATATTGTGTTCGTCCATCTGTTCGAGCATCTTTCTGAAATTTTCTAGCTTGATATTATCTTCGTCACCGCGGAACGATAGGTTAATTGAATAGGCAATTGAACCGTCATCCCTTTTATCGGCCCCCAATTCAAACGCCTGGACCATCTTCGGTGTTTGGGTTCTGAACCGGATCTCTTCATCGTCGTATTTATAGAATGCCCTTAGTGTGGCACCTAGTCCCTTAGTGTTAGTTTTAGCGGGCTTAATGATTAGGTTATCGTTATTAAATTGGGTGTGATTAATGTTAGGGTGCTGCATCTTCTTCTTCTTCTTATACTTATAAAAGAGCCTATTCTTTAAACCCCTTTATAAGTATAAATTTGCTTTTTGTAATTTTTTGCTTTTTGTAATTTTTGCTTTTTGTAATATTTGTAATATTTGTAATATTTTATCGGATGAATGCTGATGGACGAAACCGTTCTCTACCTTCGGTTTGTCCCGGTTGTTTCCATGTGATACAACCTTTACGATGCGATTCACGATGATGGATTACCCCGAACGTATACTTTGCTTTGATCTTCGCAAACTGCTCATTGGTAAAATTAGTGATATTTTCTAGTTGCTCCAATCTCTTGATTGCCGCATGTTCATCAGGTGGAACTTGAATAGTTGTGGACAACGTTTCATTCATGAATGTTCTCAAATGTTCGCCAACGACGTTAGACCAAGTCTGTAAGATGTTGTGGAGTTTCACATGTTTCTTATGGAGATTTGATCGTTGGTGAAGGGTGGACATGAACGATACTTTAGTCATCTGGTTCGTAATGAATTTCTCCCGAATGTCAACGTTGTCAGACTCGGTTTGACTGAACACACAATGTCCCAATTCTAGATTAATAACGTGTCGATAGACCTGGAAGTAACTCCATAACTTTTCCGTAACCAATTGCATTTTTTCATAGTGCACCGAATGTTCCCTCTCAATTGTCCTGACGCTGTGCATGGCAGGTGCGTCCCGGACCCATTTGACTTGTTCTGCATACGGTTTACTAATATTTCCTAATTGGTTTTGTAAAAACCCAACGTTGATGTCCTGTTGACAAATCGGAACATCGCCTGCATTTCTCGGAACTTGACCGGCTGTCCTACGCATGAATTCATAGTAGAGCGGGTTGGTCTGATTCCTAGCGTTAGTTAGTGCTCCGGTTCGCCAACTAAAACCGGTGTTACAGTTTGTGCACCACATGTGGTCACAACCCGCGATCTTTGTGATGAAACAGGAACACTTGGGACACGGTTTGCTGTCTTTCTTCAACAACTTTACCGTTTCGATCTTACCGGGATCGCATTCGTGGTTTTCATCATGTGGTTCATGACAGTCTTTACACGTTTTCAATTCGCAAATACCACAGACCCAACTTTGGTTCAGGAACCCTCTACAGTTTTCCCGAACACAACCCATCTTGTATTCCGAAATGCGCTTCTTGTTTGTCGATGCTCCTAGTTCTCTCAATTTCATATCGATATCCGCCCATTTTCGCCAAGCCACTGTTTTGTTGGTACCCAATTCCGCCCATCTGTCTGGTGTAATGGTTTCCAAATTAATACCACTATACTTAGCTACACGGTTTAGCGCCTTTTCTGCAATTCTGAAATCATTGAGAGCCTGTCTAGAAATTGGCTGTAGTCGTGCGATCTCCCTTTTTCTCACTAAGTTTTCTTGTGTTTCCGGGAATCGCATCTGTTCAACTTCAAACAATCGTTGGGCAAGTAGGGGCTTCAATTTTTTGGTCATAAACGACTTGGTCATTTGAGTATCTAGAAAGTCTTCGGTCCAAACATGCTTGCAGGTCATACAAACGGGTTCTTGTGGAGAATTCGATACGATGTATGTGTCTACACACTTACGACACACTTTGAGGTCGCATTGGTTAATACATTTGACCGGAAACCGGGTCATCTTATTAAATGGTTCGCAACATACTTGGCAATCGGTCATGTTATTAACAGATGTTTAAATTTAAATGTTTTAGAGATTGTTGGTCTCTGGTTGGGAAGCTGCTTTATCCCAATAGTAATACTAGCCAAAACTTAAATAGAATTAAAAGAGTAAAAATGGTGCTTAAAATAGGAACGCGCGCAAAGGATATTTTTATAAGGTTTTTTAATACATAAGTGATCGCCTAGTAGTCGGGCCACCTCCTATAGACCGCTTCGCCGTAATTGCGGCCGCGCCCCTGCCTTAATATGGGTTGAGTATCTTCATTGGGTCCATTTGGCCAAAACAGAGCCGGTAGGAACTTACTACGGTTTTTTTTCATGTCCTTGAAATATACTGGTATTAGCCTTTTTATGCCATACCACAGCGGGAGCGTGCCGCCCTCGGCTATCATATATTTCACATTATGCTTGATAAACTGCTCATTTGTAAACGTTGTAATCCTATCCATATCCGCCAACTTGGAATCCAAAATAGATCCCCCAAAAGCGTTGAGTTTTGATAGTTCAAGTCGTGTGTCTGAAGCTATCAGAGATCTCAAATTTTCACCTATAACAATAGTCCAAGTATGTAGAACATTGTAGTTGTTCACACGTTTCTTATGTCGTATGGACTCACGACTAAGAGATGACATGAACTTTGGCTTGTCAATAGCACCTGTCAAAAATTGTTCTCTGAGTGTTACATTATCTGAAGTAGCATTAAATATTCCATGTCCTAGTTCTAGACGTTGGATATGCATGTAGACCTGGACGTATGCCCATAGCTTCTCACATGCAATTTGGTAATTTGCAAAGTGAATACTTCCACTTCGAGTTTGAACTGGAGGATTGGGCAATACACCATAGCGCCTCATGTGCCCGATTGAGAGACGACGCGCATCTGCTTGATTAATGGGTCCATGAAAACTGATCATCGTGTTGATATACGCTGATATAGATGTAACATTGATTTCCTGTTCGCATATTGGGATATCATCAACATTCCTTGGAACTTGACCTTGTGTGTTCCGCATGTATTGGTAATACAGTGCATTGGAGTTACGAGAGTTGTCAATCTGTTGTCCAGTTCGCCAACTAAATCCTGTGTTGCAGTTCGTGCACCACATGTGGTCGCAACCGGTAATCTTGGTGATAAAGCACGAACACTTGGGGCACATTTTGCTATCCTTCTTAAGAAGTTTCACAGTCTCAATCTTACCAGGATCACATTCGTGTCCATCATCAAAAGGCTCGTGACAGTCCTTGCATGATTTCAAATCGCAGATGCCACAAACCCAGTTATCATCGAGGAATCCACGGCAATTTTCACGCATGCATCCCATATGGTATTCTGGGATGCACTTCTTAGAATTCTTACCCAAATTTTCCAATTCATTCGTGAAAGTATTCAAACGCTTAAATGATTCGCGCTTATCCTCCCAAGCATTCGCCACTATATCAGGACCAATCGTCTCCATAGTTATATCGCCTGTACGAACCAAACTTTTGAACGTTGCGCAAGCTTTATAGTAATCGTTTCGCGCTGACTTATGTAGTGGTTCAATCCTAGCGATTTCTCTTTTTCTCACTAAGTTTTCTTGGGTTTCTGGGAATCGCATCTGTTCAACTTCAAACAATCGTTGGGCAAGTAGTGGTTTCAATTTTTTGGTCATAAACGACTTGGTCATTTGTGTTGCCAAAAAATCCTCAGTCCACACATGCTTGCATGTCATACACGATGGTTCTTGGGGAGAATTCGATACGATGTATGTGTCTACACACTTACGACACACTTTGAGGTCGCATTGGTTAATACATTGGACCGGAAACCGGGTCATCTTATTAAACGGTTCGCAACATACTTGGCAATCGGTCATGTTATTAATAAATGTTTTAGAGATTGTTGGTCTCTGGTTGGGAAGCTGCTTTATCCCAATAGTAATACTAGTCAAAACTTAAATAGAATTAAAAAAGTAAAATTTGTGCTTAAAATAGGAACGCGCGCAAAGGATATTTTTATAGGTTTTATATTTTACCAAAAGAACTTGGTTGTAAAGTCATCGTTGCCCCATACGTTGTAACGAATACCTGTCAATGAATCATCATCTTTGACAAGTTTCTTTAACCACTTTTTACACACCCATTTCGGGTTGCCTGTGTTTGTAATGGTAACTGTGAAATCATCAATTGGAAAATTCACAAATGCTTCCCTTTTACCAATTGTAGATGCTCGATCCAAACAATTCAACAAATAACCGTAGTGTTTTGTTGTGAGATCATCAAATAGTGCATCCAGTTGTGTTTCACGATCCATTTCTGGTTGACTTGAGAACCGTCGCCAGTTATCACGATTATCATTGCTCGTGTTATTGAGGTATCGGACGAAAGACATTATTAAATTTAAGTGTTTGGGAAGTTATGTTATCCCAATAGTTAAAGTAGTTAAACTTTAAATACTAATATAAATGTAAAAAATATCTTAAAATTTAAATAAAATAATAAGATAATTTTTATGGATTTTTTGAATTTTTCAGTAATTTTTATGGATTTTTGAAATTTTCGGTAATTTTTATGAATTTTTGAATTTTTCGGTAATTTTTATGGATTTTCGTAAAATTAGAATGTAGTATCATCGTCGTCGATTAGGTCAACCTTAGAAATAACGTCTTCGTCTTCAACCTTCTCCTTAGCGACTGCTTCTTCGTCGTCTGAATCTTCATCCATCATATATCCTGCGAGCTGGTTGGGTTCGCTACACATCTTGGTTTGGATAAGTTTCCACGATCCACCGAACTTATTGTTGGTGAGCCAAAGACCTGTGAATTCCAACAAGTGAATAGCCTCACAAGCTGCGGAAAACATGCTAAGATCGATTTCATCGTCTTCTTCGATCGGGATCATTTCACGCTCCTTATTGTAAACCGTGAACCCTGGTTTCTCACTATAAAAAGGCATCTTAACCTTGAGTGTAGGACGATATCCTGGCTTCTTGCTATACTTTACCATAGGTGTATAGTTCTCCTCAATAACTTCGCGTGACTTTTTCTTTCCGAAAATGCTTTCGCTGTTTTCGGTTGCATACTTAATATTGTGTTCGTCCATTTGTTCGAGCATCTTTCTGAAATTTTCAAGTTTTACATTTTCTTCATCGCCACGGAACGATAGGTTAAAAGAATATGACATTGAGCCATCGTCTCTCTTATCTGCGTTAATATCAAACGCCTGAATCATGCGGGGTGTTTGTGTTCGAAGTGGTTTTTCATCATTATCGTGTTTATAGCGAGCAATTAGTGTGGCGCCAAGTCCTTTATTATTTGTCTTAGGTGGCTTAATGATTAGATTATCGGTATTAAGGTCGTTATGTTTTACAGTAGGAATTTTATAGGCGGACATTTTTTATTATACATATATATAATATATATCTTTAAATGGTTTTAACGCATAACAAAAAAAGAATTTATTTAAAAGTATAAAACATATATTCTTATAAAATGACGTCGTTTGTAATTAACCCAATCAAAAGAGTCAGTAGTTGTCCGTGTTTTTCTAAAAGAATTTATGTGGAAAAGGAAATAGTTGTCGGGACAAGTATGGCTTTGGCAACTATTTTGTTGACCGGACATCACCATCATGTTACAACCCTAACGGATGTACAAAATAGTGTAACATATGAAACTATTAACACCGTTGGTAATATTTATTTTGATGATGATTCTATAGTATTGAAATTGTTAAAACGTAAAAAGAAAGTGGTTGTATTCTTAATTTTATTGCCGTTTTTATTTAGGTATCTTTCATTTACAGGAACTGAATACTTGATTTAAAATCGTTTAAAAATATTTAAAGTAAAAAATATTTAAATAATATACGAATGTTATACGAAAATGTATCTCATTTAAAAACACCTATAGGTTTGAAGAACTTGGGTAATACGTGCTATTTAAACTGTTGTTTACAGGTTTTGTTGTCTTCGAATATATTGTCAACGGAAATAGGAAATTTAAAATTGATAGATTTTTCTAAAACTATTTTCTTACGTGAGTTATTAGTTTTAAAAACAACTGGTAATCCAAATGATGTATACAGGTTATTAGTTCGTGCTTATCCCGATTATAATAATAATGAACAACAGGATACAAATGAATGTTTTTTAAGAATTTTGGATATATTGGAAAATGAGTTGCGCGTCACCAATAAGTTAATTCCATTGTCTCCTAAATTGGATCCATCTATAAAACCCGACAAGTTGCTCAAACAATTTAGCTTGTTTTCATGGAAAATGCATAATTTAACATTGGCGAATATGTGTAAAATATTTTATGGACAAATTCGTGAATTGAGAACATGTAGAACGTGCAAACAAGAAAAGAATAATTTTATTCCGTTTAATAGTTTATCGTTGGTAAATTGTAGAAATATACCAGAAGGTCTTAAAAAATTTCAACTTACGGAATATATAAAAGATTTCGAATGTACCACTTGTATGAAAAGAACGGAAATACGGAAGTCACAAATTATATGGAAACTACCAAAAGTGTTAATATTACAGTTTCCAATAAAAGGTTTGAAACAAATAAAAGATAAATTAAATATAGAAGACTATATGAAAGTTAAAAATTATAGGTTAATATCGGTGGGATGTCATAATGGTTTTGATATAAATTCAGGACATTATTATACATTTGTTAGAAAAGGAGTTAAATGGTACTTGGCAAATGATAGTATTATAGAACAATCCAGTATGACTGAAATATTACACCACATACATCACATATATATTGTATGCTACGAAAGAGTTTTTTAGTTTTGTTGGTCAACAGATTCGGGTTCCTTTGGTTGATCAACGACTGGGTCAACGGCTTCGGGTTCCTTTGGTTGGTCAACGACTGGGTCAACGGCTGGGTCAACGACTTCGGGTTCCTTTGGTTCTGCAACTCCTTTTATAAGATTGGGATGAACATTCTCAAAATTTACGGGAACGCTGGTGTCATCTAGTAATCCAGATGCTAACATCTGTTGGGTTGACTCTCTCGCTTGGTTGTTAGATTTGATTAAATTATCAAGTTCTTTGTTGAGATAATTATGATTGTCTATTTTTGATAAATCAGGTGGTAGCAATAACCATTTATACATATCAACTACGTGAATATTAAAAATGGGGTATAACATCTGTAATCTTTTCGCATAGTCTTCTGCGTCTTGTAATTTATCCTTCGCCGCAAAAATCTTAATTGCTACTTCACTTTTATCCTCATTGTTGACAATAGCTACAACAGAATATTGTTGGTCTAAAACTCTATAACCTTCTTTCTTAAATGGTGATTTTATAGGTCCCTTAGTTTCATGGACACCTTCTTCGGTTGGTTCACCCTTAATTTCAGGGACACCTTCTTCGGTTGGTTCACCCTTAATTTCAGGGACACCTTCTTCGGAAACATTTTTATTCAACTCCTTACGTGTTTCGAAATTTATAGAATTTACTTGTTCTCTGATTAAGTATCCACGAATAAGTTCATATAAATGTTGGTCGTGTTTATCTTGATCCTCCATCATTTCTTTTGAAGGTGGAAAGAAGCACCAGCAATACATTTCTACGTTATACATATTGATATCGGGATTTTGGTTTAACATAGATTCGTTTATCCAAGAAGTTGCCTCGTTTGTATTAGATTTGTTTCCACGCAACATCAACATCATATTATCGTGTTTCTGAGGTAATTTAGGACCTATAATACTAATAGTAGCAAATTGTTGTTCCAGATCATCAACATTCGATTTTTTAAGAATACTATCTTTTGTGAATTTTTCATCAACGTATTTTGAAGCAGAATTAAATGAGGACATTAATAATGATTATAATATATATTTAAATCACTTTAATAAAAAATATATATTATAAATAACATTATGCAACTTTTTAACTTATTTGGTTCACCAACAAAAAAACGTTCGTTTACTATATCCCAAGTGAAACAAGGTAATAAAATTATTAAAAAATTCGAAGGTGGGGTTTTTATGAGTAAAACCCCTTCTTCTGCCGCAAAAAAAGCATTGACAAGTGTATGTAAACAAGCCAATAAGAAGACCGGTTGTACATATACTATAACTTTACGTGAAAAAAGCGTCAATAAGGAATTCACATATAAATGTCAACGAATTAAATTAAAAAAACCTACAACTGTAGTGATAAATGGTAAAAATATTGTATACAAATATGAAACTAAGGTTAAGAAAGTTTAAATTATACACTAGATATATATTGCCATCCTAGATCTGCACATATACCTTTCCATATACAATCTTGAACGTAATTCTTCTCTCTTGATTTTAACAATGGGAAATTTGGTAATAAATCCGGTCTACCTATTATTTGACACATTTTATGTAAAGTATAACTGTAACTGAGGAAATTTTTTCTTTCCTTAGGACAATATTTGTCAAATGGTATTTGAATCTCTTTAAACATTTGAATAAGACGACATTCTGTATCGATATCTAATTGATTAGGCATAACACCGGTAAATGTACATACCAAAGAGTTTACATGTTCATAATATTTATTAAGATGTAATTTTTTTAAGTAACCTTTAATCCGTTTTGGTGTAATATCTTTGGGATCTGTTATTCTCTCTTTTTTAAATTC